CGATCCCGCCAAGGACCAGTGCAAGGGCTGTCTGTCGTCCTGCAAGTTGCGCTTCGGCGAAAACAACGAGCTCTCGTTCGGCGGATTCCCCGCCGTTTCCCTCATTGCCCGGAGCTGACCATGCGCAAATACATCATTGCAGCCATCCAGGCGCACGCGGCGGCGCAGTACCCGAAAGAGTGCTGTGGCTTGTTGCTGGCCATCGGGCGCAAACAAAAGTACTTCCCATGCCGGAACATCGCCACAGAGCCTAACGAAGAGTTTCGACTTGATCCTAAGGACTACGCCGCGGCGGAAGACCTGGGCGAGGTAATCGGCATTGTGCACTCGCACCCGGACGCCACCAGTCGGCCGTCACCGCACGACCTGGCCATGTGCGAGGCTACGGCCTTGCCCTGGCACATTCTGTCCTGGCCCGAGGGCGACATGCGCACGATCATGCCAACGGGCAGCACGCCGCTGCTCAAGCGCCCGTTCGTGCACGGCGCCTGGGACTGTTGGCAGATCTGCGCTGATTGGTACCAGCGCGAATGGGGGCTTGAGTTCGAAGCCTTCCAGCGCACCGATGGCTGGTGGGAGAGTGCGGATAACGCAAGCCTGTACGAGGCGAACTACGAGGCCGCTGGCTTTGTGCGCGTCGACCGTCCACAGCGTGGTGACATGATCGTCATGCAGGTCGGGCGGACGGTTCACCCGAACCATGCAGGGATCTACCTGGGCACCGATCCGGCGCTACCAGGTGAAGAGTCGGGAGCCTTCGGCCCTGGGCCATTCCTACTGCACCACCTGTACGGTAGGCCTTCCGAGATCATAGTTTTCGGCGGCCCTTGGCATGACAGAACGCGCCTGATCCTCAGGCACAAAGACGCAAGGTAGCCAGCATGAAGCGACTCAACAGCAGGAGATTTGCATGAAGAACAAAATTACGCACGCGAAAGTCGGTGCTGTCATTTGCAGCGCTGCAAAAAACACGGATGGATCCCCTGTTTGGATTATCTCTGAAGACGGCAGCATCTCGATAAACGCGGTGCTTAACGAGTGCCGCTCGAATTCTTCAGCTATCAGTGCTTAGACTCATTTTGCCCTAGCCATTGCATGACCTGAGCTTGATCGTTGAGGATGATTCTTAGAGGCCTTGCGTAAGCCTCTTCCGCCTCCGGGCCCTGAAATGGCTGAGGCACTTTGTTGTCCAAGAAGAACTGAGTCACCTTTTTCAATGCGTCGTTGTTGAATCCAGGTGAGGCCTTCAGAGCAATCGCGAGAGCGCCCAAAGCATTAACTACGCCAACGTCGAATGCTGACATACCCACTTTCACTTCTTCTGTCACATTGACCTCCAGGTCATAAACGCGCCGATAGTGGCGCAATCCCAGTCCATGGGCTTGCAGGCGAAGGACTGGGTATCATCCTTTGCTATTCCATATACCTGTCCGCGTCTCGCTCATCATAATATTCGTTTATGTTTTGGACATTCATGGCAAAGTGCTGTGTCAGATGGTCGTAAGAAAAGTCGCCTATCCGGCAGTACCAATATCCCCCATCCCTGCGTTGAACGCTGAACTCGACGGCGTCATTTTCCTCATCCGGATTGCTATCGACTATGCGGTAGCCTATATGCTGTATGGATTCCAGCCTCTGATAATCGCTGAGCAGCGGTGTGATGCGATTGCAAAGATCTTGTTCGCTGTGCGCAGCCTCAAAAGAGACGCTAGTACCATGCCCGTCGTGAATGGTTACTTTGTAAAATCTTGCTTTTGTTGCCATGCCAATGTTCCTTTTTGGGATGAAGGCATAACGCTACTATTGAAATAGGGAGCTCCGCCACTGGCATTCCATCCACGCTGGATGCCTGGACAGGTACGCGGTACGCTCTGTGTTTTACCCAGTGAGGGAACACCATGGTCAACGCAATCTCATTCACGCTTTCGAATGGTGAAGTAGAGTCTATTCCGGCTGATAGGTGCATTAAGCGCTCTGTTCTTTCTTCGAGCTTTGGAAATTGGATAGACGTCGACTATGTAATCCTCTGCCAAAATCACATCCCGATGTGGGTCGCAAAGATCGAAGATATTGCCCTTTCGAGAAAAGACGATGGAAATCTGATTTTTAAGTTCTCTGAGATCAGGGACGTGTGGGGCAAGGGAACTGATCCTAACTATGGAGCGGCATTTAAACCTCATCGGGGTGACACAGCCAACCCCAAGCTGACGACGTTTGAGAACGACTCTTTCTTCACCATTGGTGAGCTCCTGCCGTCTATCCCTCGCACTGATAGCTATGGCCCTCTGAGTATCAAAAGTGCAGCTGTCCGTCTATCCGAGACTTATGGTGTCGACCCCGACCAAGTAGAGATCATCATTCGCCATAAGCCCAGCGCGACGAAATAGTCCCGCCAAACCAAAGAGGGAACGACATGCGAATTTTGATAGCGGCGGTAGCGGTGGTTATGCTGGTGGGGTGCACAACACCTGCCGACTTGAAAGGCAGCAAGGCAACTATCAGCGCCTCGTCGAGCAAGGTGCCAAAGCAGTACGCGCTTTGTGTTATGCCCAAATGGCAAGATGCGCGTTCAGGTGCAACCATGACCGAAACAGAGAACGGATACAGGCTCATCGTGGCCACTGATTCGACAGCTGAAGAGCTTCTAGAGGTCAACCGATCTGCGAGCGGTAGCACCGTCGCACTGTATCAGCGTCTGTCTTGGGCCCCAGGATATGGGCGAGCATCCATTGAGAAGGCTGTTCGCGACTGCCTTTAACGAAAAATTACATCAAGCCGCCTACGGGCGGTTTTTTTCCACCTGGAGTTTCTAATGGCCGCTCTCGCAATCGAATATCAGCCACTCACTACCGTCCTGCTTTTTGGCCAACTACGTCAGTTTGGAAAGTCCTTCAAATTGTCTGTTAGAACGCCGGCTGAGGCTATCAAGGCGCTCTGCGTTCAGATTCCTGGCTTCGAGCGATTTTTGTCGAATGCGAAGTCGAGGGGTATTGAGTTCGCTGTTTTCAGGGGCAGGAAGAATATCGGCGCTGGGGAGCTCAGCTATAGCGGTGAGGGTGAGATCCGAATCGCCCCAGTCATAACAGGGAGCAAGCGGGGCGGGATTCTTCAAACGATTGTTGGCGTGGTGCTGCTGGCTATCTCCTACGTGTTCCCGGTCACCGCGCCTTATCTCGCGCCGGCAGGCATCGGTCTTGTCGCCGGAGGCGTAATCCAGATGCTCAGCCCCCAGGCCGGCGGCCTGAAGACCAGCGCTGCGCCAGAGAACACGCCCGGCTACGCCTTCGGCAGCGCCAAGAACACCACGGCATCCGGCAACCCGGTACCGCTGTGCTACGGCAAACGGCGGGTGGGCGGCGCGATCATCAGCGCCGCCATCTACGCCGAAGACCAGATGTAACTACCACCCGCAGAACAGCAGCCGGCCATGAGCCGGTTTTTTATTGCCTGGAGAAAAGTATGGGCGCAGCACAGAAGCTCGACATCTACGGCGCCAAGGGCGGTTCCGATAAGCCAAAAACACCCACCGAAGCGCCGGATAGCCTGCGCTCTGTTGCTATCGCCAAGATGCTGATTGCTGTTGGGGAGGGTGAGTTCGAAGGCACGCCAACTGCCAAGGACATCTACCTCGACAATACCCCGCTGCAAGACCCTCAAGGCAACATGAACTTCCCGAACGTGAAGTGGGAGTGGCGCACCGGGGCCGTGGACCAGGCCTATATCCAGGGCATCCCGTCTGTAGAGAACGAGACCACGATCAGCACCGAGTTGCGCAGCGGCACACCATGGGTGCGGGCTATCAGCAATACCCAGCTTTCCGCCGTGCGCGTTCGCTTCGCCTGGCCGGCGCTCCAGTCTGTGGATGCCAGCGGCAACATCAACGGGTACCGGATTGAGTACAAAGTTGAATTGGCTACGGACGGCGGCGCATACCAGCAAGTGCTGAGCGAGGCTGTAGACGGTAAGACTACCAGCCTGTACGAGCGCACCCGCCGAATCGATCTGCCCAAGGCCAGCACGGGCTGGCTGATGCGAATCACTCGACTGACAGTCAACCAGAACAACAACAAAATCTCCGACACCATGCAGATCGCTGGCTTCACTGAGGTGATCGACGCGAAGATTCGTTACCCCAACACCGCGCTTCTCTACATCGAGTTCTCTGCTGAGCAGTTCCGCAGCATTCCGGCTGTGACGGTCGAGACCAAGCTGAAGAAGATGCAAGTGCCGAGCAACTATGATCCGGCGTCTCGCACCTACTCCGGCGTTTGGGACGGAACGTTCAAGCAGGCCTGGACCGATAATGCGGTTTGGATGACCTACGACATCACGACGGCCGACCGCTTCGGCCTTGGCCGCCGCATAAAGCCGTGGATGGTGGACAAGTGGGAGCTCTACCGGATCTCGCAGTACTGCGACCAGTTGGTGCCGGATGGGAAGGGCGGCATGGAGCCGCGCTTCATCTGCAACCTGAACCTGCAGAGCAAGGCTGATGCCTGGTCCTTGCTGCGTGACATATCGACGATTTACCGGGGCATGACCTATTGGGCCCAGGGTCAGGTCTTCACCCTGTCGGATATGCCGCGCGCCACTGACTTTGATTTCGCCTATACCCGCGCGAACGTCATCGATGGCAAGTTCACCTACTCAAGTTCGTCCGAGCGTACCCGCTACACCCGTGCCCTGATCAGCTACGACAACCCGCTGAACAACTACGACACCGACGTCACTGCGGTGACCGACCAGAAGCTGCA